TTAATGATATATCGGACTTTTTAAATGATTTTTAGATGAAAGCAAGTAAAATAATAGCAAATAGCGACGAGTTAACACGTAAAATGTTACGGGAGTACTTACAAAAACACGAACTATCATTGAATGCTTTTTGTTTGGATGCTAAATTGCATCAAAGTAATATTCACACGTTTTTAAACGGCAAGTCTTTAACAAGTAAAACGATCCAGCGATTAGCGAAATACCTAAACGAAAAAGGAATGTAACTCAGGCTCGGCAAAGTCAAAGGTGCGGAACGTAAAAAATTCCGCATTTTTTTTTATAAAAGTATTGTTTATTTAAAAAGTTATATTAATTTTGAAGAAATAATTAAAACAAAGCACTATGAAAACACGTAATTGGAAAATTGAAGCAGTAGATTTTTACAACCGTAAAGGATATTTTGATATTAACTTAGGTAGGTTTGGCTCAATGGAGTTTCAATTTGAAGTAGAATTTACAAGAGATGGAAACGAAGTAGAAGATTTACAAGTTTATATTACCCGTTATGATTTATATGACCACGAAGGTAGTTACGTAAAACACGGAATATTAAACAACCGTAATTCAAAACTAATTTGTGAAACATTAGAGGAATTAATTTACGAAGACCCAACAGAGTTTGGTTTTGAGTACGAAGATGAAGCTGAAGAAATTTTACACTACCAAGAATTAATGCGCGACGATAGATAATTAAAAAAAAAGTATAACTTTGTAAAGTGAGATACATTCTACTACTACCGTTTTTGATAACCCTGTTTATTTTAGATAGGGTTTTTCTTGTTTTGGTATATTGGAAAAGTGCGCATAAATTTGAAAGGTGGGTATATAAAGACGAATTAATATTGGAATCAATGTTTCGTGTTACAATAGGTTTATTAAGTTTTTTAGTTATTCAGTTATTTATTTCGATTTGGTAAATGAAAAGTTTTTATTAGAACTAAGTAAACACCACAAAGACTGGATTAAAATTGTAGGCACTTTTGGAGAAGAATTTTACGCTGAAGATATTGTTCAAGAAATGTATTTAAAAATGGCTGTAATAAATAACGTTGAAAGATTTTATTTAAACGGCAAGTTGAATAAGAACTTTGTTTGGACTGTTTTAAGAAACATGACTTTTGATTATAAAAAGAGCAAAACACGAATAACAAAAGTAAGCATAACGGAAGCCTACCAACTAAAAGACGAATACTTGCCTGAAATACTTGAAGCAAAGAAACGATTAGAAATAAAGATAAACCAAGAGGTTAAACAGTGGCACTGGTACGACCAACTATTATTTGACCTTTACCGAACTTCCGGAATGAGTACACGACAAATTGAAGGCGTAACGGGAATAAGTTTTAAAAGCGTATGGAAAACAATTAAGACTTGCAAGGAACGTTTAAAAGATAATGTAAAAGAAGATTACGAAGATTTAATTAATGAAGATTACGAATTAATAAAATGAAATTAGACGAAAAAATATTAGATAAAATGTTAGACGTTTCAAAATTTACAACAAGTCAAATAATTGATTTAGGCGTTAAGTTTTGGATTTCAAAAGATTTTACTGAATATCCAAGTAAGCATCATTTTATAGACGTAATTCAATTACAAGTATTAGAAGATGACACAATACTTTTAGGAACTGAAGAACAATTTTTAAAATATAAATTATATTAACATGACAAGAAAAAGACGAACAAAAGCCGAAATATTAGCGGCTAAAAGCGAAGGATTAGGAGACACAGTAGAAAAGGTCTTAGAAGCTACGGGAGTATCAAAGGTGGCTAAATGGTTACTTGGTGAAGACTGCGGTTGTGACGAACGTAAAGCAAAGTTAAACGCTTTATTTCCGTATCGTAAACCTGAATGCCTACTAAAAGACGAATACGAATATTTAAAAGAATGGTATTCTGAAACACGTTATTCAATGAAGCCTACCGAACAAAAGGAACTATTAAGAATTTACAATAGAGTATTTAAAGTAAATATGCAACCAACTTCTTGTGGTTCGTGTCTACGTGATGTAATGAATAAATTAGAAATATTATTTAACACGTACAAAGATGCCAATTCCTAAGCCACGAAAAGACGAAAGCAAAAAAGACTTCGTTCAAAGATGCATGATTGACGATACAATGACTTTTGAATACGAAGATATAGACCAACGTTTAGCGGTATGTTCAACAACTTACGAAGAAAAATTAAATGAAGTTAGTAAAGATAAGCGAGGTTAAACCCAACCCGAAGAACCCAAGGATAATAAAAGACGGAAAATTTCAAAAGTTAGTTAAGTCTATTCAAGAATTTCCTGATATGCTAAATAAACGCCCGTTAGTGGTTTTTACTGACGTGGACAACAAATACGTTGTCTTGGGTGGTAATATGCGCTTAAAAGCATTAAACGAACTAAAATACACCGAAATACCAATTATAGTAGCAGACGAATGGACTGAGGAACAAAAAAACGAATTTTTAATAAAAGATAACGTAGGCTTTGGAGAATGGGACTGGGATAGTTTAGCAAATGAATGGGACGTTGAAAATTTAGACGATTGGGGATTAGACTTACCGGGTTTTGATTTAAACGCTGATGAATTAGGAACTGAATTTAGTTTACCTGATGGAGACAAAGCACCGTTTCAACAAATGACTTTTACTTTAGCAGACGAACAAGCGGAGCAAATAAAGAACGCAATAGCAGATATTAAAGAAACTGAAGAGTATAAATATTGCGAAACAATGGGCAACGAAAACACGAATGGAAACGCTCTTTATTTAATTATAATGCAATGGGCAGAGCAAAGGAGATAATAGTTAAGGTTATACCCGCAAAGATTGCAAATGAGTTTGTAAAGAAATATCATTACTCAGGTAAGGTAGTACCAAATTCAATATTACATTTTGGCTGTTTTTTAGATGAACAATTACACGGGGTTTTAAGTTATGGTTCTCCAATGGTAAAAAAGAATGTTATTCAATTTGTTGAAAACACGAAATGGAATGAAATGTTAGAATTAAATAGAATGGCTTTCAATGATTACCTACCTAAAAATTCCGAAATTAGATGTATTTCAATTTCAATTAAATTAATTAAAAAAAACGCGCCGCATATAAAATGGATATTAAGTTTTTCAGACGCTAATTTATGCGGTGATGGCACTATATACCGTGCAAGTGCTTTTCATTTAATAGGAGTGAATAAAAACACAAGTACTTACCAATTACCAAATGGCGAAGTAGTTTGTAGTTTAACAAGTTCAGCACACAGAACAAAAGAAAGTAATGGTAAAAGTGGAACTAATTGGATAAAAGAAAATGGAGGTAAAAAATTAGAAGGCTTTCAAATAAGATATATTTACGTAATTGATAAAACTTGCAAAATAACCGTGCCTATTTTACCTTTTTCAAAAATAGATGAATTAGGAGCGGGTATGTATAAAGGAAAAAAAGTAACTTTACAAGAACGAAAACAACAAGCGTCGGAAGCATAAAAGTAATGCGTTAATCATTCCAGATTAAAGAAGGGGTGCGATACCACCCCGACGCTCTATTTACAACGAAATTACAACGTACAATGGCAGGCAAAGGACAAATAGAACCACGTTGGGAAAAAGGCGAAAGCGGAAACCCTAACGGAAGACCTAAAGGAGCAAAGAATAGAAGCACAATAGCAAAGTACTGGCTGGAGGTAAATCAAAAGCTTAAAAACCCTTTAACGGGTGCTGAAGAAACAATGAGTCAAGAAGATTTAATGACATTGGCTTTAATTAAAAAAGCACGTGAAGGAGATGTAGCTGCATATAAAGCACTAATGGATAGTGGTTACGGTGCGCCATTACAACAAATTGAACAAACAGTTTTAGAACAACCTATATTTCCTGATGTTTCTGCGGACGACTTCGACGAATAAAATACTCAAACTTAAAAAGCGAGTTCGTATTATTCAGGGTGGCACAAGTGCTGCCAAGACGTACGGTATATTATCTGTTTTAATAGCACGTGCTTCTGCAATACACGGACTTGAAGTTAGCGTAGTTGCTGAAAGTATTCCGCATTTACGTAGGGGTGCTTTAAAAGACTTTATTAAGCTAATGAAGTGGATGAATAAATGGCACGAAAATCAATTTAACAAATCGTTATTAACCTATCAATTTTTAAACGGAAGTACATTTGAATTTTTTAGTGCTGATGACAGTTCTAAATTACGGGGTGCAAGGCGTGATGTTCTATATATAAACGAATGTAACAACGTAACCTTTGAGAGTTACAACGAACTTGCAATACGTACAAAGAAAGCTATCTATTTAGACTTTAACCCCGCTAATGAATTCTGGGTACATACCGAACTAAAAGACGAACAAGACAGCGACTTCTTAATTCTCACGTACAAAGACAACGAAGCCCTGGATAATAGTATTGTTCAACAAATAGAAAAGAACCGTTTAAAAGCGGAAACAAGCGCATACTGGGCGAACTGGTGGCGTGTATACGGACTTGGTGAAATAGGAATGCTTGAGGGCGTTATATTTAGTAATTGGAAAACTATTGATATATTACCTAAAGAAGCGAATTTAATCGGAATAGGATTAGACTTTGGGTACACCAACGATCCAACTGCAATAATAGAAATATACAATTACAACGGGCAACGAATAATAAACGAATTGAAGTATCAAACGGGAATGTTAAACAGTGATATTGCAAACGCACTACCGAAACACGTACCCGTTTACGCTGATTCAAGCGAACCTAAAAGCATTGAAGAAATAAAACGCTACGGAATAACAATAAAAGGCGTTACAAAGGGCAAGGATTCAATAAACTACGGAATAGATGTTATGCAACGTAATGAATATTTAGTTACTTCAAATAGCACAAACCTAATTAAAGAACTTCGGGCGTATTGCTGGGACACGGATAAGCAAGGCACACGCCTAAATAAACCGATTGACACAAACAATCATGGTATTGATGCGCTGCGCTATCACGAAATGGAAACGTTAGGAATGAATAGTAACTACGGTAAGTATCATATTTGGTAAATAAATAATATTTCGTACCCGTTCACGTATGCAAATAGTGTGAATTATATTTACAAACTACAAAAACACGAATTAAAAGTTAATATATAGAATGAAAACAGAAATTGTAATACCTACTTCATTAAGTGAAATACCTTTAAAGAGCTACCAAGAATTTATGAAGGTAGTTGAAAAGTCAAACGACGAAGAATTTATAGGTCAAAAGACTATTGAAATATTTTGTGGTCTAAAAATGAAAGACGTTGTAAAAGTAAAATGGAGCGACGTTAAAAGCTTGACCCTACATTTAAACGAAATATTCAAAGCGAAGCCTAAATTTCAAGCTACGTTTAAAATAAAAGATATGGAGTTCGGTTTTATTCCTAATCTGGAGGATATGACTTTCGGTGAGTACATTGATTTAGAAAGTAATATTTCAAGCGTAGAAACTTTTCACAAAGCGATGGCAGTAATGTACCGACCTATCACAAAGAAAGTAAAAGACCGTTATGAAATATTTGAGTACAAAGGGACGGATGAATTCAGTGATGTTATGAAGTACGCTTCGCTGGATGTTGTTTTAGGTGCAACGGTTTTTTTTTCGACTTTAGGAAGCGACTTAGTTCAACATACGCTTACCTCTTTGGAGACGGAGATAAAGAAGAATCCGAAGATAATGACTTTAGCGAAAGAACGCAATTTAATAAACGATGGGGATGGTACAATTCAATCTATGCGCTTTCTCAAGGAGACGTTACAAAGTTTGATGAAGTTACCCGACTGGGAGTTAGAAAGTGTCTTACCTACCTCACTTATGAAAGACAAAAACGAGAAATAGAAGAACGAGAAATAAAAAAAATACAAAGACATGGCTAATTATTACACTGTTTTAGATACGTTAAAAACCAACTTAGAAAACGATCCATTTGTAAACACGGTTACTCAAGGTGATATATTTGCAGTCGATTTGGCAAAGCAAACAATATTTCCTTTAGTTCATATTATAGTAAATAGCGCAACTTTTGAAAGTAATATAATTCGTTTTAACGTGAGTTTAATGGCAATGGATATTGTAAACAAATCAAAAGACGAAGATACAAATATATTCGATGGCAATGACAACGAGATTTACGTACTTAATACAATGCTTTCAGTATTGAATAGATTGTACGAAGAGCTTCGACGTGGCGACTTATTTACTGATGCTTTTCAAGTAGACGGTAACCCAACCTTAGAAGCCTTCGCTGAAAGGTTTGAAAACTATTTAGCTGGTTGGACTATGACTTTCGATATTTTAGTTCCTAATGAAATGACTGTTTGTTAATGAGTGAAAGATTAAAAGCCTTAGAAAAGTTTCGTGATTTGGTAGTAGCTGAAGCGAAAGCCAATTTACAAAAGATGGGTAAAGATACCAGCGGCAAATTATCGAATTCAATAAAAGGCGACGTTAAAGAAATGCCAAATTCAATAGGTGTTTATTTTGAAATGGAGCCGTATGGAAACTTTCAGGACAAAGGGGTTAAAGGTGCAAATCCAACTGGGTTACCTTCAAGTTCAAAAAACTACGGTAAACAAAACGCTCCTAATTCACCGTACAAATTCGGAAGCGGTACGGGACCAAAAGGCGGATTAACACGGAGCTTAGATAGTTGGATGGTCCGTAAAGGAATAGCACCACGAAATGTTAAAGGACAATTTCAAAGCAGAAAAGGTTTGAGATTTATAATAGCTCGAAGTATTTACATGACTGGAATTAAACCAAGCCTATTTTTCACAAAGCCATTTGAAGCTGCCTACAAAACTTTACCTGACACGTTAATAGATAAGTACGGTTTGGATGCCGAACAGCTTTTAAATGAAATATTAGACCAAAATTTAAAGAATATAAAATGAGTATTTTTGCACGTTCACCTTATATAGTAGAAATAGCGGAAACAGGACAAGACGGTTCTAAGTTAGAAGTATTTATTTGGAACGGTACTGGAAGCGCACCAGCTTCGCCAACTTACACTTTGAGTAAATTAATACCAGCTTCAAACAACGTAAAGACGTATTACAATATTTCACCTTACATTCGTGAGTATATCAGTTGGAATACAAGACAAGAAATTTATAATACTTTTCCAGCAAGTCAAACTACGCAATGGTGCAATGTTCAATTGAAAAGATACAAATTAGACAGCGGAACTTACACGCTACTTAGTACAAATTCATACGTAGCTTATGACGGTTTTGGGTGGTATGAACAAGGGTATAATTACACGCCGACCTACGACATATTACACGACGAAGGGACGTTTTTTTATTACTACGATGGCACAAACCCAAGCACAAATTCAAGTAGAAGGGCTGGTCATATAATGGTTAAAACTGCGACAAGCTACAAAGCAAAATATACTAACTTGGCAACGGCTGCTACATTCACACAAAACTTAACAAACAATTCAATTTTAGACGTACCGAGGGTATATGAAAATTATTACGCTGGTGGAAATAAGTTAGAGATAATTATAAATATTTTAGGTAGTGATGTTACTGTTTGGACAGGTTATTTTAAACCGTTTGAGCTATGCCGCTATACAGCCGTTTTGTGCGACTTTGTAAACAAATATGGGTGTTGGCAAAGGACGTGGTTTTTTGCAGCGTCTAACGATACATTCAGCATTGAAAACACGGAATACAATTTAATGCAAAGCACGTTTCCTAACTACAATACTTTAGAAGGTCAACGCAAAGTATTCAACACAACGGCAAAACGTAGTATAAAAGTAAACACTGACTGGGTTACTGAAAGCTACAATGATTTGTTGGAGCAGCTAATGACAAGCGAAAGAATATTAATAAACAGTTTACCGGTAAAGATTAACACGAAGTCAACGGAGCTATTCAAGAATATAAACCA